AATGACTTACACCTTGCACATACACGCACAGTCTTAGATGTACTTGTACAGAACGTAAGGTGACTATGGCGTAAATCGCAAGAGTTTCCACCCGTTCCTGGGTATACTTGTGCTGTATTATGGTAGATAGCGTGTGTGCCATTGATTGGGTTTCGTGGTACAAAGGAGATGTTCAATGAGTATAGAGTTTACTTTGGTCCACACTGCTGCTGAGTAAGTCGGAAGCACCTTAGATAAGGACACAAACTGATGAGTAGACACATAATATATAATGACAAGTTCGCGTACCAATTAGTAATTGGATTTGACAGACCACTACAACAGATATTCGTACAAAAGCTTAAAGACGATGAAGAAACCGAATACAACTTCCCACTAACTGGGCATAATGCTATGCCACTTGTCACAGCTATATCAAGAGGCATAGACAAGATAAGGGAGTTGTTCCCAATAAGCGAAATAATTGAGGAGGGTATATACGGTTACATTCTTGACGAAGCTAATACAAACAATAGAGACACAGCAAACAGAATAATTGACTGGACAAAAGATAAACCTATACCTGTATCGCCTCTTGTTACGTTGCTTTGAAGCATATATTCTGTGAGGTGAATGAAGGTGAAGTAAAGGAGTACATACATAATGTCTAATACAACTAAGCTACTATGCAAGAAGATCAATATCACATGCGAGACTGAAAGGTTCAATCACCATACCCCTTACATGGAAGATTGGGAAGTCAGAGAATGGCTCAGAGACTACGACGATGAACCGTTCAAGAACTTACCAGAAGGATTGAAGACCGAATTAAAAACACGAAACTTAGACTTTGGAAGGAGAGCACCAAGCATAAGCGAACAAAACGAAACAGTTGAAGATGCATACTATCATAGAGTAGCTACAGGTAACTTAACCCAAGATGATTTCATAGACTACTTAAAAGGTAAAAGGAGTATACAAGATGTCTGAATTTGTAAAGCAGTTTGTAATGGAAATGGATATTGACCCAGCAACTGATGAAGACCTAAAGTTCTGCAAAGTACAATCAGAATGCGCCCAAGAGTGGTTAGAAGATGCATACTTAGCACGGGCATACTTCTGGGGAATTGCATCTGCTATGGAGAATCAGATCGAATATCTGGGCACCAATTATCTTCCAAACTTAGAGCGAAAGCTAAATGTAATTGAAGGTAATGGATACTTATCTGAAAATGATGTGAGTGTGAGTTGGTATGCCAATGAAGATAAACCTCACGTCAATGATGAGATTGCACTTGATGATCAATCACATAACATCAAGCAACAGATTGATAGGATAAAGGAAAAGATGACAAAGGCTGGTATCTTATTCGTAACAGCATTAAAGAATCACGATGAGATATCAGGTATTTTAGATCAGTTATCTTTCTACGCTATCAAAGCTGCATCAAAAAAGAAAGTTGCAGCTCGTCAAGTAGCAAGAGCATAAGTTACATCAGTATAGCAAGACTTCCTGAGCATGAAGTAAAACTGCTCACTACTTAAACTCAAGTAGAGATAATAATGAGCTTTGAAGTAGGTAAACAATACCTGACTGAAGGAAATATGAGACTACCAATGAAGGTGACACTACAAGGTGGCACAACTGTTTTAAGATACGAGAGGGGTAGACAAAATAACGGGTGGATGATATGGTTAAATGCTAATAAAGATTTTAGTGAAGGAACATATCTATGGCTAGGAGACGAGGGAAACGTAAGGAGGGAGATAATCCGTCCTGGTGGTCACGTAGACGTGTTAGATTTGGGGGACGGGAGATGATAAATCGTATATTCTGTCCGACATGTATAGCATACACAGTTCCAGATGAAGTACATGGTAAGTTAACATGTCATGCATGTCATCAAGTAATACCATACGACCTCGTAGGAGAGAACCAAGATAGGAGTATGAACAGTGCCTAATCAGCAAGACGAAATCGAGGGCATGAAGCAAGCAAAACTAAATGATCCGAGCAGAGCCGAACTAGCTCAGATTTACCTAAATCGTGAAGGAATAACCCTGACTGATATCGTACATAGAATCTTGATGTATATTAGCGAACTACCTCATGTAGAGAGGACAGGTCTCTATGAGCAAGATTGCAGAGAAATGAGAGAAGAATTGAGAGAGGCTTATATCAAGATCGACAGGGCGCTTAGACATGTTCGTGAGTGATACCTACGGGTTCATATACTTACATGTCCCAAAAACAGCAGGACTATCATTAAGATTAGCACTAAGAGGACTAAATGGTCAGTGCTACGTAGACTACCCGCGGCTCCACCTTAACTCAACTGAGCTTCGCCTGACTGTAGGCGATAAAAGGTGGAACAATTACTATAAGTTCGCTTTTGTACGCAACCCTTGGGATTGGAACGTCTCACTATTCAGATTCCTGATGGAGAATCCAAGATGGTTACATCTAGACCAGTATTATAAAGAGCTACCAAGAGATCAGTTAAACGAGTTCGTTGAGAACCTGAGAAGAGGTGGGCTAGACTTCTGGATAAGAAACAGTAAGTGGCAGTACTATACACCAACAAAGGATAAACCTATAACCCAAGTATCACCATATGACTGGATTAAGAAACCTGACAGGGCTGAAATAAACATATTCCAATTTGAGAAGATTGACGAGAGTATGAAGAAAGTTAGTAAAGAGATAGGCACTAATATAGATATGCCTTTCTTTAACACTAGTATGCACGAAGACTACAGAGAATACTACAGGAAAGACTTGGTAGACTATGTGCACCAGTGTAATATAGAACTAATACAAGACTTTAAATACGAGTTCGGATATGGGACAGACTAACAAACCAGTAGATGTATTCAAGCGCGTTAACATGCATGACGGAGACAAAGATGTTTGTTGGGAATGGAAGGGCAAGCTTAACAAGAAAGACGGAAGACCGTACTTCCGAGTGGACGGACTTGCAAAGGCGGCTTATGTGTACTCACTTGAACTCTTTTCGGGAGAACCCTCTGATGGACGTCACGCACTCCACTCCTGCGATAACGAAGTATGCTGTAATCCTCACCATCTTAGGTGGGGCAGTCATGATGATAACATGGCTGACATGAAAGAACGCGATCGAGCTGGTGTGAACAAAGTAGTAAGGGCAGCTATACGAAAACTCCTGACTGAGGGCAAATCACATAGAGAGATCGCAAAGTTATATGGACTATCAAAGGGGACAATTGGAAACATACAGGCTGAAGCACGGAAAGAAGATAATGACTAAAAGTGTGTGGGATATTAGAAAACATGCCGCAGGAAAAGCATTACTCCTGATGGTAGTACTGCTATTAGTTATGTGTGGCTGTACATTACCTATAGCAATCAGAACAATAACAATAACAGCCAATGGTACAAGCTATATAACAACTAACAAGACACTAAGTGATCACGGACTGTCCTACATACTTGATAGCGACTGCTCAATGCTAAGGGTTATGTCAGAGAAACCAATATGCAAAGAACAAAAAGACTTGACAAACTAAGATATGATTAAATAAATAGTGCTCCGAAATTAGTTTCCTCAAGTCCACATGACTTGAGGTAAATAGGCCACGGCCCCCTACTGTACTCCGGTGGGGTCTTGGTGCCTCCCTGAACTAAACTTGGCCCCGGTTACAAAAAGCAATTCTGCCCTGCTGTAGCCGGGGCTTTTTTTTATGTCACTAACCTGTGCATTTGACACAAAGTAGTTTGTGTGCTACACAGGGTTAACACTCTAATAAAGGAGTATAAAATGGCTGATGTCATCAATGTTGCAGATAGATTTGGTACACACACATTCCACGAAGATCATATCATTCCGAACGCAAAACCGTTTACACCACGCGAAGACGAAAGTGATCTATACTTCCCAGTATATGAAAGAGATATAAGCTTCGCAGGAAAGAATGACAACTACGAAGTAGATTCACACAAAGCAATTGTCCGTGTAATGCCTGATGGAGCGCCAAGAGCAATTGGTATCGTCGGGAAGAAATATAAACTAGTGACGATGAAAGAACTTTGTCACTCTGCTGAAGGGGCTCTACTGGAGGCTATGTCGGATGAGCAACTCAGAGGATGTCAAGTTACTGAATCAATGGCGTATCACGGTGGAATGCTGTTCAAACAATATGTATTCCCGACTATATCGGACGATCTTGGAACTTCATCCAAGTCTTCTGTCGCCTTTAGAACAATCATTATTAATGGGTATGACGGTACATCGTCATTCAAGTTTTACAATGGAGCAATCGACTTCTTCTGTTTCAATGGAATGGTCACAGGAGTATTCGATATGACAATACAACGTCATACATCTGGCTTCAAGATCCCTAACATGGTAGACAAGATCAAGTCTTCAATAGATATCTTCTATAACCAAGCCGAAACGTATAAGCACTGGCACGGTAAAGAGATAAGTGATGAAGATGCTAAAGAATGCTTCGAAGCTATGCCAGGTGTATCAGAACGTAGAACTGAACAACTACTACATCAGTTCCATATAGAGTGTATGCATCATGGAAGGACCGTATGGGCTTTATATTCAGCCGCTACATTCTACGCAACACACTCAAGCGGTTCATTCAAAGTAAGAGAGACCGCTAACGATCATATAGCTGCTACACTAAACAATAGAGAACGCCAAGTCCGATCTTGGGTAGAGACTGACCAGTTCCAACAGATCGCAGCATAAGGATAACATAACATGAAAGCTAGTATACTTGCAAGTCTATTTGGGAAGAGAAAGATAGAAATAGAACGACAGATTGACGAGCTTCGTTCCGATCTTTACGCCCAATTCATCCCTGATCCTGACAAATCAAACTCAAAAAATGTAGTGCTATACGAACTACACAAAGCCATGTGTAACTTCATGGTTAGTAATGACTTAAACTCTGAATGGAAAAAGAAATACGACAATACAAAAGCCAACTTAGATATAAACTGCCGAGAAGCAGGAATTGAAACAGAAATAGATGCTGGAAGCACAAAAGTATTAATAGATAATAGAGTGTTTAAGTTCGAAAAGAAAAGGAATGAGGATGGTGTAATAGTATCATCCAAAGACATGAGTATAGAACTGGCAAAGCTTGGTATAGATAAGGAAATCGTGAACAAAGCTATCAGTGCTGCAACAAAACCGAAGAAGGGCAATACCTACTACAAAGTGTATTGTTCAGATGAATGACCTTTAATCCTAGAAATCCAAGAAAAACGGAACCAACACAAGTTTGCGTAGTGCAAGGGTTTAGAAAATACTGGCTGCTGATAACAAACTATTTCAAACCTTCCTCCTGGGGGACAGCCTCTGTGGTTGCGCCAGCCAAGGTAATCTCTAAGGCTGCGCCAGCCACAAAAGAGGACGAGTACGGGGAATTTTATTTTCGCCATACCATACTAGATCAACTCGGCAGGTATTTTGTCATCCTCAAGCGCATGAAGCATGGAGACAAAGAGGCATATGACTTATACTCACGACTCGGCGCATATATATTACCGGAGAGGTCGAACGGATTCGGAGAGTATGAACGCGAGGTTTTAGAACCACGATGGCTTGAACTTCGCCCTTCCTTTGGAATGGTGTTGTACGGCAGTCGCTCCCAAGAGGTGAAGATAGATAAGGAAAAGAAATTCTACGTTCCTTTTGCGGTTTATTTTAATAAGTACCGCTTGGCTAGAGCGCCGACTATTGTGCAGCCTGTCAACAGCGGGGATGTCTATCGTTGCACCGTATACTGGGACACGTTTCACGGATCAAGGGACGGCGGCACTCCAACTGAATTTGCCCTTAATGTTTCTCCTAGCGGAGAGGTCCATATACTAAAGGTTCTTGAAAATAAAAACATTAAAGTCCGGGCGAAAAAAGGTAAGGGTAGAGGATCTATATTTACTATTCCGCAAAGGAGTTGGGGCGTACCATCTTTTTTTGAAGACTGGGCTGAAGAGAACGGCAAAGACGTACAGTCATTTCTAGCGTCAATTTTTATCCAAACCGCGAATGCTCAAATAGCTGCCGCCGATTCAATGATAAAGGTCAGCGCATACAAGGGCCGGTTAGCCGCCATATTTAGCGTTAATGTCTTACGAACACCCTATTTTTTTAAAGACCGTGATTTATGTGTAGACCACAAAGGGAATAAGAAGAAAATATTCCACATAGTCAGAACACATGTCAGGAAAACAGGAAGTGTTGTTCGAACACATTTCCGGGGTATTCGGGAATTTAACTGGGAGGGCTACAAAATAAAAATAACGGTTCCTGGATGGCACCATGTAAACACACACAACTTAAATATCGGAGCAACAGACGGGGAGCATATAGAGAATAGCAAGGACTATATAGACACGTCTGCGTTAGGGAAAACCCTGAAAGGGCTTGAGGAAGACAGCGTGGGTGGTTTCAGACGATGATACCGTTTTGGGAGAGGAGGCAATGATGACTGATTCACCAATCAGACTCACGTCTATCGAAGAAATGTCAGACGATGAGATCAGCGCCCGACTTAAAACCATTCGTAAAGAAAGAATGAAACCTGTTCGACAGTTCGAAGAGGTTCAAGCTATAAGGAGACAAGCGAACAAAGATAAATCGTTGGAAAGATTGGATAAGAAACTGGAACTATTCGTTAAATGCGACGAACGTGTTATGAAAGCGTTAACCCAACTAGAAAAGTACGCCCATGAAATCCGCGTATTAAGATTGGAGGTATTAGAATGAGTGACATCCACGACTGTTCATTGCATATCATAATGGCAGGTACTATACTAACAGGGTTTAGATTTATAGGACCATTCCATACTTACGAAGGAGCAGATCGTCAGTCGAATGACATAGATGAGACCTCATGGATTTTAACATTACATCCACCAAGTAATCTATCCGAGACCAGCAAAGACGACATTCTTACGAAGGAGCAGATCGTCAACTTTATTCGCGATAAATACGGAGAGATTCCAAATGAAAGCTCGTGAAGTAAGAGAACTTATCGGGAAAGACACCGATCCTCGTGTGGTCAGAGTGTTGGAAGGACTAGCTGAAAGCCAGAATGTACTAGGACAACAGCTAGCAGCCCTGACTGAAGTCGTAGATGGCATGATAGACGTGGTCGCCAGTACACAAACCGTTGCTGTGAATATGAAGAACTTATTGGAAAGGGTAGATAAGAGGGGAACCCAAGGAGATGGCCCAGAATCATCCACAATTTAACCTAGTCTCTATTACGACTAGAAAGACCAACGAGAAAGATAAAGCAGAACTGATTCCATACGATCACACTAAATGCTCTAACATTAATACTTGCCCTACATGGGGAGTAATTAGATACTCTCTCCACAAGAAGATGGAAGGAGCAAGTCGTGCAATGGCTCTTGAAGCTGGAGCAGCAGCACATGAAGGGTTCGCAGCAGTTAAGTGGTATCAATTCCACTCTAAGCAAGCTGTAACTACTACATTGTCACGTATAGCAGAGAACCAGGGCGCTCGTATCTTTGGTGAAGATAGGTTCGAACGCATGAAGAACACACTATCAAAGACTGCAAACGAGAGAACTAATGTCATCAACTTCACCTTGGAAGCTCTGTATAGCAGCGACTTCTACGACGATCCAAATGACCGCAACAGAACCGTTTCAAATATCTCTGAATCACTCATCGCCTATATCGATAGATGGGACATGGATAGATATCCGATCTGGATCAGAGACGAGGAAGACCCCTACTCTGATTTGGGTATCGAAATACCATACGATATACGAGTGGACGTTGTTTATTCCATCGGGAGTGGACGAACTGCCAAAGAACATCACAAGGCTATTCGATACACCGGCAAGATCGACGGTCTCGGATGGGATGCGCCAGGCGTGCTCATCTCTATGGAAAACAAGACCGGCGCTAGAATTGATGATGCTTGGCTTGCCCAGTGGATCTTATCCCACCAGATCACAGGTTACAACGTCGCAGCAACTACATTCACTGGAGTGGAATGTACTAGGGCATTCGTAGAAGGTATGAAGATACCATTAGGCAAAGTAGTCTCTGATGGTATCAGAAAAGAAGCAGTAAATAGATCACAGACAATGTTCTCTAAATGGGTAGAGTGGCTTATACACACTGTTGAGATAGATGAACGCTATCGTGATCAACCACTAGATGCACCTATGTATACTCATTCTTGTAACAGATACTTTAGACCATGCTCATTTGTTCCACTATGCGCCGAAGATGACAGAGAGCAGAAAGAGTTAATATTAGAGGAGATGACACACGATGAGTGGTCCCCGCTTGAAGACTCAGTACAAGGTTAGGGTAAGAGGTAAACTAGGAAAGTCTTTCTACGACTCTTATCATCCCGCGGCTCAGAAGTTAATGAAACGTATACCCAAATGGTTAAAAGACCCTAACCACTGGGTAGATTACCGCGAACAAAATCTTGGTGGCAACGAAGTAGAAGCAACATTGGAGTTTTGGGAAGATGGAAGAGTTACCTGAAATCAGCTTCGGAGGAGTTAAACTTGAAACGCCAAAAACAAAACAAAAACGTATATCAGCACTGCTCTGGGGTCCAGCCGGTCAAGGGAAGACTACTCTTGCTGGCACTGCGCCTGGAAGAAAACTATGGATCAACTTTGACGTTGACGGTACTAATGCTGTGTCTTATAGGGATGATGTTGCTGTATTTGATTTAGCGCCTTCTCCCAATAACATAGTAATGAAGTTTAGAAAAGGTATACCAGCAGAGGTTAGTGAAGCCATCGAGCAATACGATCCAGATACTATAGTAATCGATTCACTAACAAACTTTGGCGAGAAAGCACTTGCTCATGGTATCATCGAAGCACAGGGTACATCAAAAGGACGCAAGGCAACCATCGAAGACCCAGGCTATGCAGGATATGGCAATAAGAATGTCTGGACAAGACTTATAGTTAAGAACTTCTTAGAAGAAACAGCAAAGTTAAATAAGCATGTTATCTTCATCGCTCACGAAGACAAACCTTTAATGGACGATCAAGGCATCGTACTCTATATATCTATTATGTTAGGAAGCTCACTGAACGCACAGGTTCCGATCGACTTCTCGGAAGTGTGGCACGTTTCCGACACAGGTAAAGAACGACGCATTGCCATTAGACAGTCGAGAAGCCGTAGACCGATGAAGTCCCGAATGTTTATCTCGTCAGGAGACCCTGAGTTCGTCTGGAACTACGATGCAGACACCGATGAAGGTTCGGGAATATCTGACTGGTATGATCAATGGTCATCCAATGACGGGAAGAAAATAGAACTTCCCACTAAGTAAATAAGAAACTAACTACTACATATAGTGTGTAGTAGTAGGCGCTGCTACTAAGTCTTGGGGCTGGACTTTGTAGCGGATTACCACTACTATGTTCAGTTCCAAAAACCTGAAACGTGTAACACAAAGGACACACAAAATGGCAGACTTTCAAGACCTCGGTTCCATTATCGAGTACAGTGTAGACTTATCTAAACAAGACGCCCCCGAGCCTCTTCCCGCTGGTGAGTATACAGCGCAGGTTCGCTCCGCTATGCAGAAGACCTCCCAACGAGGCACACGTTACGGAGAAGTAGCTTTCCATATCAGTTCGGATCAGTACCCGCCTGATTTCACGGAAGGCAACCCAGATGGTACAACCATTATGTATCGTAGGGTATCCCTTGAGGACAACGCTCAAGCACGTTACGGTACTAAGCGTTTCATCGAAGCGTTAGGTGCACCACTGGGGAAAAAGATAGATGTCAACGATTGGGTCGGCTCAGAAGCTGCTGTCGAAGTTGGTAGCGAAACCTGGGAAGGTACGCCCCGCGCTGTCATCACTCGCGTTCGGGCAACTTAGCCTGGACTGGAATAGAGGTAGTGTCTTGAGTTGACACTGCCTCTTTTCTATAGTACATTGTCTCAATCATCAACCAGCCAATGAAGGGGTATACCTAATGGCAGATGACGCACCAAAACGTAAACCGCAAAAGGCTCGCAAGGTCATTATGGTGATCAAGTCGCGTGCTGGCGACCAAATCGACAAGCATGATATTGAAGTGCTTGGTGCCACACGGGACGGAGCAACGGCTCTTGAACTTATGGAGTCTAATCCTGGCGCGACTTACATTACGGTAGATGCTGTCTCGTAAGACGGTACGCAGAGACAAAATCAGCAATCGGGCGGCATTCGAAGGGGTGCCGCCCTTTTGCTATTCTACTGCGACACACAACATAATACTCATAGGTACACAATGCGAATTACAATCATTGGGTCTACCTATTTCCACAAACAGTGGAGAGAAGTGGAACGGAGCTTAACGCTACAAGGACACAGAGTTGATGGATTGATAGAACAGTCTACGAAAGATATAGTTGAAAACGACCCCAAGGCTGTTGCGGGATCGATGATAAGAATGGCAGCAGTTCAACTATCAAAGATAGTATACTGCGACTGTGTTTATGTACTTAACGTAAACGATCTTATAGGTGAGGGAACGGCACTTGCGATAGAGTTTGCTGCTTCATTAGATAAGGATATTGTATTTCATTCAGACGCAGATGGAGGTTATCCACATGATATCCCTGTATTTGCTTATCAAATGAAGCTCAGTCCTGAAAGTGAAGAAGACTCCGAAAACAATAGTGCTTGACACACAAAAGAAAGTGTGCTATGAGACACAACTTCGATTGGGTAACTGATTTCTGCAAGAAATGTGGAAAGTCTTTCAAACAGACAATCGATAAAGAAGTCGATGACTGCATTGAGGAGAACAACATATATGGCATCACACACAAAATTGCCAGAAAACAACTATTTTCACAGATACGAACCGCCGCTAAAAGTGACAATCCCACGCCCAACTGAGATACCACGCGCAAGAGGAATTATGTCAACCGGAAAGTACGGTGGCAATCTCCGCATCCGTTGCACCAATGCCGAATATGATATGGCTAAAGAGATAGCTGACTCTCTAGGACTTACTTTAGCTGGATTTGGTAGGTGGTGTATAGTTCGTTGTGCAATGGCTTTGAAAGAGCATAGGGATAATGAATCAGATAATATCGAAGCAGATGGAGCTTGATGCTACACAGAAAGAAGCAGTACGTGCTTGCACCTCACCCGATAACAGGATCGTAGCTGTAACTGGTCAAGCAGGAACAGGAAAGACTACGATACTAAAACAAGTCTATGAGTTCTGGAAGAGACAGAATAAGGAAGTTGTACTAGCAGCACCAACAGGAAAAGCTGCAAAACGTATTAAGGAGCTAACAGGTATACCTGCTATGACGTTTCACCGTCTCCTTGAATACCCAATGCCTGGAGAAATAGATGAAAAGACAGGCAAGGCACTTGTTTCATCAGACCCTAAGTGCGATAGAAACAAACCAATTCCTTATGATATTATACTTGGCGACGAGTATGCTATGGTCAATCATGAAGTACATCGTAACCTTCTTGATGCTATGCGTCCTGGGAGTCTTATACGCATGTTTGGAGATGCTAATCAATTGTCTCCGATCGAGAGTGCCAAGTCTCTTCAGAACAGGCCGTCGCCATTCATGAACATGTTAGACAAGTTTAATGGTGTCTGGCTAACTAAGATACATAGACAGGAAGAAGGCAGCGACATTATATCAAACGGTGATCTGATCATACGTGGTGGAATGCCGAAGAGAAGTAACACATTCATTCTTGATATCACAGATGATCCTGTAGTCGTCATATGTAATAGAGTCCTGGCTGAATTAGATGACGTAGATGACTTTGGCAATATAAAAGATGAAGCTGTAGACTTTACAAGTATTCATAATCAGATAATATCCTGCACTAAGAAGGGATGGGTTGGAACAGAATCTCTCAACGCCCAGATTCAATCATTAGTACAACCATCAGGTAGAATGTACTGGGAACTCGAACGCCATCAATGGGATGAAAGATCCCATCTTCGTATCTTTGAAGGAGACAAGGTTGTTATGATGAAGAACAACTATGGTCTTGAAGTGTTTAATGGAGAGACTGGTATTGTCTCGAAGATAGATGATCAAATGGGGATCGAGATAGACTTTGGAGATAAGGTCACTACTATACCAACAATTCAAGAGTACGAAGATAGACATGGTTCTAAGTACTTTAATCCTCAGAAAGATATAGACCTTGCATATGTAATCACAACACACAAATGTCAGGGTAGTGAGTACGAACACGTCATGTACGTGATGAATAAGTCAAGGAACTTTCTACTGAATAGGAAGAACTTATACACTGGTATATCAAGAGCTCGTAAGTCTGTTAGATTGGTTACAGATCAACGAGCCTTGTCTCTATCACTCTATAAGAAGGATGATAAGATAGTCAGATGACTGAAATCATAATAGTCAATGGCCCACCAGGCTGCGGTAAAGACATGGCAGTTACATACCTAAAGAAGGACATACCAAACTGTGAAGTATTTAGGTTTGCTGATCCACTCCGTAAGATATTCAGGGCCATGTTCAACTTCACAGATATACAAACATATAATCTATTGGAGAATCTAAAGGATGAACAGTCCGTCACCTTGGGATACGCAGACTGGCCTGCAAGTGATGCACCTGCAACAAGAAGCCCAAGAGAAGTTCTTATTGATATTAGCGAGAACTATATTAAGCCTATGTTTGGAGATGCTCACTTGGGTAAACTGGTGGTTAGAGAGATCAATCAAACACCGTGTAGATATGCACTCATTAACGGTGGAGGATTCGACGGAGAGGTTGAAGCTATTGTCAAAGCCTTCAGCCCAGGAAATGTCTTTATCTTACAAATCGAAAGACCGGGATGCGACTTTGATAATGACAGTAGAGACTGGATTGATTGGAAAAAATGGGGATGTAAAGGTAAGCGTATAAATAATGAGCATGAACTTGACTTATATCGCATTCAACTTTGGAGGGCTCTACGTTGGATACCAGCGTTAGAAACGAAACTGAACTCCTAAGAGAAATAACAAAACTTACAACTCAAATAGGATTGACGCTGAGTTGCCCAGGATCAGGACCACTTGAATCAAAGATACTAGTTATAGGAGAAGCTCCTGGCGAGAAAGAAGAGCAGATGAAGATACCACTTGTGGGACCATCTGGGGCTTACTTCTGGGATAAGATGCAAGAGATTGGAATCACAAGATCACAATGTTATGTTACAAATGTATGCAAGAGAGTTCTCAACTTTGGTAGGCAGATGTCTGATAAGTCTCCCATCAAGAAAGACGAAAGAGACCATTGGGAAGGACTACTAGACTGGGAAATAGATCAGTTACCTAATATAGAGATAGTCATAATACTAGGCGGAATGGCTTTACACGCTCTTGTTAACGATAGCAAGATCACTAACTGGCGTGGTTCTGTATTTAACTGTATGGTCGGCAGATCTCAGAGAAAAGTCAGTGCAATAGCCATGTTCAATCCTGCTTATATACTATACGAATCCAGGTGGGAAGTCATATATAAGTTTGACGCAAACAAGATTAAACTAGTACGCGAAGGTAAATACAAGAAGCATGTAATAAAACACCGGATTAATCTGTCATTGGAAGAAGCGCATGATGAACTTGACAGTCTTATGGATACCGATAAACCCATCGCTTTCGACATTGAGACTATTGCGAACCAAACAGCATGTATTGGCTTTGCGAATCAAGCGCATGAAGGAGTCTGCATTAATTTCCGTGGAAACACTAGTGACACGTTCTCCCTTGAAGACGAGGTTGGACTACGTAAACATATTCAAAGACTATTCTCCAAACCCGGCAAACGATTTATAGCTCAGAACGGTAACTTTGATGCTTACTGGCTTTGGTACAAAGATCGCATCCGTGTTCAACCGATTTGGTTTGACACTCTTTTGGCTCATCACACCCTCTACCCACGAATGCCACATAACTTGGGGTTCCTCACCGCACAGTATACGACTCATCCGTATTACAAAGACGAAGGAAAAGAATGGAGGGAAAATCCTGACCCTAATGCGATCAATCAGTTTTGGGATTACAACGTCAAAGATTGCGCCATCACTTACGCAGTACACGAAAAGCTCCACGAAGAACTCAAAGAACAAAAGCTAGATAAGTTCTTCTTCGATCGAGTAATGAAACTACAACCACATCTTACAGCTATGACTGTCGGAGGAATAAAAGCAGACAAAGAGTACAAAGATAAACTAGCTATTGAGTTTCAAGAAGAACTGGATAAGAAAATACAACAGTTCTATTCTATTGCCGAAAAGATAAATGGAGAACCATTGTATCCTAATCTGCGCTCTAATCAGCAGATGGCAAAGTTCTGGTTCGATGACATGAAGTTAGTCGGTCACGGTAGAAGCACTAACAAAGCGAATAGAGATAGGATGTTAGTGCATCCAGGCACCACTGATACACATGCAGAACTCATACATCTATACAACGACTTCGCAACAGACACTAAGTTTCTATCGACATATCTAAATTCAAAAGTAGATCCTGATGGAAGGATACGTTGTGAGTATAGACAGTGGGGAGTTCAGAGTGCTCCAGGTAGATTGAGTTCAGCTCAGGTCATGTGGGGTTCAGGAATGAACTTACAGAACCAACCAGAAAAAGCATACCACATGTTTGTATCTGACCCTGGATACATGTTCACATACTTTGACCTATCACAAGCGGAGGCTAGAATTGTCGCATATCAATGGAAAGTCAATGGACTTATCGAGTCATTCGAAAGAGCTAAGACAGACAATAGCTTCGATGTGCACAGAGGGAATGCCGAGCGAATCTTTAGAATCCCATATGATGAGATTCCTTCCTACGATAGAGACGATAAAGGAAGACCTACTCTCCGCTTCCTTGGAAAGCGATGTGTACACGGACTTAATTATCGTATGGGAGCCCCACTTCTCGCGGAAGTGTGTGGTATACCTATTAACCAAGCATTCGAAGCGCACGCCGCTTATCATCTCGCTTTCCCTGAAATCAGAAAAGCTTGGAAGGAAATTGCAGACGAAGTTAGAGCTAACAAAGTACTCTACTCACTCTTGGGACGCAGACTTATCATACTTGAGAGAATTACCGAGAAACTACTTGAACCAATTGTCGCATTCGTTCCCCAAAGTACTATCGGTGACAAAGTTGCTGGTTGCATATACGAGTGTCACGAAGACCCCGAGTGGCCTATTGATGCTAGAATGCTTCTAAACATACATGACGCGCTCATTGCAATACACAAGCCAGAAGACAAAGAGATAGTTCAGAGAATAATGAAGAAACATGCAGAGAGTCCGATAAAGATACGCGGACAGGACATTATCATTCCAGCAGAGATCAAGGAGAGCCATCCTGGTGAGGATGGTTTACACCGATGGAGTACAATAAACTAATGATAGGAGAGTTCTTTGATTCCGTCTGTGCCTGAAGGATCATTCATTGATCTCTACATGAAGGCCCAACAAGATAAAGAGACTGCAACTCTTTACGACTTTTGGGCTGCAATCTACTTGATAGGAGCTTGTTGTGGTCGAGATGTTATTGTGGATCGTCCTGCTAGTCCAGTTTATCTCAATTGGTATATTGTATTCGCATCGGAATCGGGCAAGACTAGAAAATCGACTGCGATTAGAGAGGTTCAAAGATGCCTTAATGGCCTTGGACACAACAATGACTACGGTCTTATCATTAGTGCTAAGACTCCACCTGAGACGCTTGAAAAGTCACTCGCTAAGCGAACAAGAGAAGTTGGTGATGCAAGGTGTAATATCATCTCTTCCGAAATGGTCACTATCCTCGGAAGAGAGGGATACATGGCGGGAATGCCTGGACTCCTTACAGACCTCTACGACTGTGCAGATAGGAGATTACCCAACAGAGACAGAGAAGGAGAACTAACTCATGCCAACGTCTTTACCACGCTTCTCACAGCTTCCACCCCAAGCTGGCTCGTCACTGCAATCAATCCGCAAGTGGTTGAAGGGGGCTTCGCATCAAGAGTTATCTTTGTTTGCGCTAGCCAACGTAAACGAGCTATTGCTTGGGGAGGGGTTTCAACCGAAAAGGTGGGATCAGATCGAATTATCGAATCTCTTGATATTGCGGGTAGAAATGCGAGAGAAGTTGGAAAAATCACCGCTAATGAGCGAGGACTTAGGCGCTTCACTCAGTGGTACAACACACGACCTTCTAGCTTCGATCCTTTCGAATCCAGCTTTGAAAGTAGAGAAGACGACCACGTCCTACGACTCGCAGCGTGTCTTGCCATTAACGATGGTTCATTCGAACTACAAGATGGGCACATTAGATCTTCGTGTCGCGCTATCACTGACATTAAGGCTAATGCCATCAAGCTCTTTGGAAGAGGAACCAGTAGCTCAAGTAGATTCGGAGACGGTATTGACGGAGTTAGAAGAAACCTAGTAAAAGCTGGGCACGATGGAATACAACACTCTAAACTCTATAACAATGTACGACGCAACATAGACACGAAAGAGTTTAAAGTCTTGATTGAAGTTATGAAAGAGTGCGGTTATATAGATGTATTCGAAGTTGGAAGCGGCACGAAGAAAAAGAAAATATATAGAGCCACACGAGCAATAGAGAGCTTGGATGTTACTTCTAACGTGTTGGGGAAAATATCCCCGCACCAATCATAGGACGCCTTTGGAGCTTGGTTAGGTCCACATCCACATCTCTATTAAAGTATGTACTTAGCTGCTTACTAGCGAATACCTCATAATTCTTTAAGAAGTGTAGCTGTTCAGCTTTAACTGATGTGATCATAGACTTGTAATAATCAGTTAGATCGGCTCTATCTTGAGCAGTTAAATGTGACTTAGTTACCTCATCATATGTAGCATTTCCGAGCTTTGCTATTGACACCCTATGTGCCGAAACTTGTTCGTCGTACTGTCGCATAATAGGAGAAAGATATGATGTATGATTTGCTAAAGCCTGTATGATTGGGTCTTCTATAATAATACGCTCACCTGCTAGTGGATAGCCAGCAGAAGTTACCATCCCTTGCGTTGTGATATTTCTAAGGTCTTTGGATAACGCTTGAATGTTCATTCTGCGTTTGATTATTTCTTCGTTGATCTCCTCACCAGGGTTAGCTGATAGAGCTTTACCAAAGAATGGAGTTGTTATTGGATTAAGGTATCTTGCTTGACGTCTGACCTCTCTCCCCAATGTACCGAAGGCTTGTGAGGCACCTTCCATAATACTCTGATCAGACCCAGCGACAAATGCTTCGTGCATCCTTGTGTATGCTAATCCAGCACTACCGAACATTGCACTAATTGCCGCCTTTGTAGTAGCCTTAAGAGCCGAGTCAACATGTTTATCTATTCCACCAGTACCCGTAATGCGCTCAGGGGCAGCAAATGGTTGTAGTTTAAGTGTAGTAACTATCTCTTCACCTTGTTGATCTATACCTTCTACTAATCCAGCTCTTATGTTAGCTCCGCTCAAGGCTCCCACCATCTTTATGAAGGGAGGCAATGGTATATCTAATACACGTTCAAGTGCGCGTCTATAGTTCTTACCATTAACATCAGCTCTACCTGATTCCCCAACATTAGAGAAGTTAAAGAAAGCATCTGCTGCCTCTATGACCGCAGAACGAAAAAGACCAAACTCAGGACTTATTGGAATTAGTACGGCTTCCCAAGGAGGTCTGCCAGGAATAAAAAAAATTGCGTTACTCGTCCTCTGATCATCAGAGAATCCATTCCAGTAGTAATCATTGTATGACCATGACTTGCCTCTTTCAACAGGATCAGGCCAAAGTTTATCAGACGCTTCTGATAGCATACTATTATAAGCAAGCTCTGTCATCGTTGGGAAGCCGACAACACCCACCATCATCGGAAGTATCTTATCCCAGTGCTTCATCATGTGAGAGCCGATTGAGTTCCATGATTGTATCATAGCACCAGAGAACGGAACACTCGCATTAAAACCCTGTATAAAAGGCGATGTTCCCATACGAGTTACATCACCAGCCACATCTTTGGCTTCGCGCACGATGTTTCTAAGTTCTTTTCCTACAGGCATCTCGTCGTATTCTCTTAATCGACGCATAACTAGACCGTAGGCAGCGCCCTCATGTAATGCTGTATTGGCATTCTTCCAAGTTCGCCATATAAGGCCGGCTGCTTGAGTTCCCCACATCTGTTCGAAGTTAGGTAGATTTGCTTCAAACACACCTGTTAGGTCATTTGTGAATTGCTGTGATTGAACGGACGTTGCCAGTCTTCCTGTATGACGCTTTACATGAGAAGAGTATGAACGAGCGTATGCTCTATCAAGCCTATCTCTAAGATTTGTCCAGAATTTAGGGTTAACATGCCCAGATAGACCTGTTCCAGTCTGTAATCTAAATGTAAGATGATTAGATATATCTTTGCCAGCCGTTGCAGAGAACAGATCCCAAGCACCAATGAAGGCGTCTTTGTTTGTTCTAAGCAACTCCATTGTCATTTTACCAGGATTGTACGTACCTAATCTCATTGCACGGTTTATTGCAGTTTGCTGTACACCAAAGGCAGCAGAGACCGGAGAAAATAACGATAAGTCACCAGTAGTAAAACGCTGGAACATACGCTTATGTTTATTGGCCATAACCATTATGTTGCCCCAATCTTCTTTTACGTGTAGGGCCGTTCTTAGATGTGTATCAGGAACATAGAAAGCGTACTTATCTCCTTTGTGTTGAACCCAAATAACATCGTCGGCAAAGAGACGTTGGGTATCGATAGTAGCAAACTTATTATTAAGATCAAACCGCTCGGCTAATACTTCCCAGTCATCACCTTTAGCAATATAACCACCATCAACTTTTTTACCTGCATCATCAATTGCCGTTGATGCAGTCCAATCATCTGAGCCTTTGTCAATAGTTATTCTCTGCCTAGCAACAAACCTTGGTGAGTCTATAGCCGATACGTTTTCGGGAACGCCTTCTCTATATAATCTACCCTGTTTATCAATGGCTATACCCGTCATACGAGCTAGGTAATTCCATTGATATGTTGACTTATCTATATGTTCTATAAAGTGGTAAGCATAGTTTCTAAGTGCTCCTACCGGGTCGCCTGGCGTCATTACACCTTTTGCATGAGTACGACTGCGTTTAAGCAAGTTACTAAACTCAGCTAAGTTCTTGCCTGTTGTTGATCCAGTACCAATGTACGCTCCCATCTTTTTGAATATTGAGGCACGTACTACTGCATTCTCTTTTGGAACATATACCCTTTGACCGTCAAGCACAAAGAGATTCTTTAATGCTGTGGCTGTTTCCTCGTCGAAGACTTTTTGCTTTACGGCTCTTTCAAGTAGATTATCGAATACTGCGGTATACTCATTTGCAAGCAGCTTAACTTCTGGGAAATTAAGTTCTATATTCTTTACCGTCGACTCTAGCTCACTCCTTGGTATCGGACTTTTCTTACCATCAGCGCCAGCTTGAGCGTTTCTCCACATTCCAGGCGCTTCTTCTGGTCTATAGTTCTCCAGATTACGCCGGATAGCCATCATTGCAGCTCTGTGTTCATTCATCAACACGTTCATTTGGTCGAGATTACTTTCATCCACTGCAATACGAAGCGATGCTAATGGAAAGTCGTCAGCAAGCTCTGTACCTGGTGCATGTCTTAATAGCCAACTTGCATCCGCATTAATCCTATTAGCAATCTCATCTCTGCTGTTCATATACTCAGTAAACATTCTACGTTTTTGAGGCCCGAGACGATTAAGCTTATCATCGAATGTATCTATAAAATCGATATTAAACTGTTCATACCTTCCGAGATGGTCTGCTTCTTGAAGACCCTGTATTTCCTCTGACTCCCCGTACACAGCATTACGAAACTTCTCCTGAACTAACTTACCTTCATCAATATAACGACCTTTGACTTTAGAAGCGACACTACGAGCAGCCGAGGCAGCAGGCGTAAGAAGTGGGTCTGTCGTTTGTTTGAGTGTATTGGGTATACCAAACTTGTCGAGGAACTTAGATGCCCCTGTCTCTAATGCTGCGCGTGTCCTTGCTGATACCTTATCATTGGTTTCTGCGACAGAATTGTCCTTAACATCATCCACAAAGTCCATGAACTTATTGGTTCTTGCTTGCTGACCAAGTATGTTACGTGTACCAGGCTGGGCTTTCTTAATCGTTCCTGCTCTAAACTTTCTTGCACCTGCGTAACCAAGGATACCAGCAGCAGCCATTGCTACAGCTATCTTAGCGTTGCGCCATTCCTCTGCCCTAGCAATCTCAATGTCTTGGTTAATCTGAGTCTGACGTAAGGATTCAGAGTCTATGTTTATTGTTTCGGGCTCTGGACTACCTGTGAGTATCTGAGCTTCTGCTTCTTCTAACTCTTCCCTTGAAATGTTTATTGTTGGTATCTTACCTGAAAGTGCGCGTTCACTAAATATAGTTGGCAATTCGGGATCATCCATAAGAGCGCGGACAGTTTGATCAATACCTATCCCAAGTCCAGCCTGTGTACCAAGTCTTATCTTATCTCCCTTAGTAAGCCCGCCACGACCAAACTTACGTAGGTTTCCTTCTATTCTAACTGCTGGTGTAGCTAGTGCGGCTGCTTTGCCGCCGACATTACCTAACTTGCCTAGCCAAGCTGCTGGAACAGGAACAGCAACCGATGAGATAATACGAGAAGCCTGGTCTTCCAATGAGACTGGCTCTTTAATATTAAGGA